GCTTATGGCATCATTCGCATCACTAAAGGGACTCTTAACGGTTAGCTTAGGCGAGCTTGGTGCAGATAAGGTTGCTAGTGTCGTGGTTGCAAATTTTGATATTAAGCAGAGGTTTAAGGATCTACCCAGTACAGATGAGGTAATTACCCTTACTGAGGATGAGGCATTGGAAGATCCCGATCCCGATGCCGAGCATAAGAAGGATCAGCTAGCTGCGTCTAAGAAAATACTCCTCAAGATGCACCAGGATGCTCTAGATGATGATGACGACCTTGACCTAGACGCGGACGAGTATGGGCTGGGCAATGCTAATACGCTTATGGATGCCGATGCTATGAAGGCACATATAAAGAGGCAGAAGACAATGGACAACTTCACTAACGGCGGCGGAGCATTTACGAGGAGCGGCTGATAATGAGAGCTATTGATTATAAAAAAGTCGACATGACAGATGCTGAGTACGATTACTATACCAAGCTGGTAAAGACACACTCAGACGAGTATAGTACGGGAGAGGTTTTCTTTAAAGACCTATTCGACACAGACGATGACGGATTTATAACTATGATAACGCCAGATAAAAGCGTTCCCTGGGCTATATTGTGGTTTGTACAGAACCTGATGATAAACCAGAGAATGAGAGTGATAGATAATCAGTTTAGGAATAAAGGACAGTAATATGAGCGAGGAACTAGTATTAAATGATCTCATTGGAAAAAATGGATCCTTTGACCCAATGGCGGTCGATACATCTCAAATAAGATCACTATCATCGGCAATGCCAGCAGATGGTAATATCGACGCAAATAACGCAGAGGTGCTGGCAACAAAATACCTAAAAGGCGCAGATATGTGTGGCGAAATGCTAGCCATTGCAACCGCACATGCAGCAAATAAGAAGGACGCAAAACAACGAGCATATAACTATGCATTCGTAGTTAAGTCCTCCGAGACATCAACAATAAAAACTGATAAGATGAGAACAGCATTTGCAGAGCTGGACGATGAGTATCAGGATGCGTGCAGTAGGTATAATGAGGCCTACGCATTCGTTAAGTGGATAGATTCAAAATATGGAAGTTTTAATAAGATGCACTATATGTGTAGGAAAATATTAGACAGATACTATGAGCACGAAAAAATGTCAGGATTTAATGGAAAAAGTAATGATGACGATGACGAAGATTTTTGGGCTTAATAGTTTTTTAGTTGACATTTTTAATACAATTCATATAGTAAGTAGCAACCCCTAGAGCCACATTATCTGTAATGATAAAATAACAAGAGCTATAAGGGAATAACATTAAGGAGAATATATAATGGCAACAAGAGTAGTAGGTAAGTTAGATTGGGAAGATGGAGATACTGGCGGATCCGGAGATTTTATGAATCTAGTGGAGGGATCGAACGTGGTTAGGATTTTATCTGACCCATACCAGTTCTACGTAGCATGGTGCATCGACGCCACTGGTCAGAATCGCAAGGTTCGCAGTGCAATGGAGAATTGCCCGCTTGTGGAACGCGGCGAGAAGATTCAACCACGATGGTATGTAGCGGTTCTTGATAGAAAGACGGGACGTCCGGCAATACTTGAGCTTAGTCGACAGGTATTCCAGCAAGTACTGAATCTTAAGAAGAAGGAGAAGTGGGGAGATCCTCGTAAGTATGATCTCGATATCGAGCGGCATCCTAAGGGTAGCCAACCACTTTACACCACGTCTCCTGAGCCAAGGGAGCCTCTTAGCGATAGCGAGAAGGCTGCAGTTAGGGAATTCTTAGGTAAGATTGACATAGCTAAGATGGTAGAGCCTCCCTCGCGAGAAGAGGTTCTTGAGAAGCTTGGAGTTACGGAGGCCGCAACTAAAGTAGCTTCCGAATCTGTTAGTAATGATTTTGGTGGTTCAGACGACGATTTTGACTTCGGCGACTGATTAGGGGAAACCTAGCGGCAGAGGGGTGCTTTTACCACCCTTCTGCCTATTTTTTATGGCAAAAATATTAGCATTCGACATATCAGCGATCTGCACAGGTGTAGCCGTTGTCAATAACGGAAGGATACTTAAAAGTTCCTTTGATAAAATTGAGCCAAGCCCGAAAATGTGCTATGGCAGTCGTTTGCTTTTTTTTGAAGAAGCTATGAAGAAGCTTATAGAGAAGCACAACCCAGACGAAATAGTTATAGAAGAGATATACAGAGGCCCGAATGCTAAGACATTTAAGATTCTAAGTATGTTCAGGGGAGTAGCTCTTAAGACGATATTCGAAACTACTGGAAAGGATCCGTTTAACATATTGGCCGTCGAGGCCCGCTCTGCACTAGATATACCATCCAAGAAGGAAGGCGCGTTTGATGCAATAGTTAAGAAGCACAAGTTAGATCTGGATTTTAAAAACTGGAACGATGTTATTGATGCAGTGGCCCTTGGCCTGGCGATACATACATTGATTAAGAAGGGCGCTGATGAAAAGTCATTACGAGACTCTGGGCGTACAAAAAAACGCAAGCGAAAGCGAAATAAAAAAAGCATACAGAAAACTGGCCGTTGAACTGCATCCTGATAAGAATCCCGGCGACAAGAAATCCGAGGATAAGTTTAAAGAGGTTTCTGCAGCATACACGGTACTTTCCGATAAGAAGAAAAAAGCGCAGTATGACAGCCCCCAGCATGCCTCAGGATTTGGCTCACATGAGGATATATTCTCTAGAGCAGGGATAAATATTGAGGATATATTCGGCCACCGCCCTCGACAAACTGCAAGAGGCAGGGATATTGGGTACTCCGTTAATATCGATTTCATGACCGCAGCTCATGGGTGTGATAAGGAAATAGAGGTTACGCACCCAATTTCCTGCACTGAATGCTCCGCAACTGGCGCTGTAGATAAAGAGGTAAGTGAGTGCGCGGCATGTAGTGGCTCTGGAAAAATATCATTTAACCGTGGAGTTATGCAATACATAACAAACTGCAATGCGTGTTCCGGCGCTGGCAGCGTGCCAGTTAAGAGATGCCCAGAATGTAGCGGAACAGGCAAGCGAAGTAATATAAATAAATATAACTTCACAATACCTGCCGGAATAGATAGTGGAATGAGACTCCGCCTTGCAAATAAGGGAATGCCGAGTGACATCCCCGGCGGACCACCTGGAGATTTATATGTGCAGGTGATAGTAGCTGACCACGATTCTATGAGAAGAATCGGTAATACCGTGCACTCTTCAAGTGAAATTAACTACTTAGACGCAATTTTAGGAACAAAGATGGAAATAGATACTATTCACGGCCCAATTGTTGTAAAAATACCAGCAGGTTCTCAGCCGGATAGTATTTTGCGTATCTCCGGAAAGGGAGTTCGTTCGAAAAAAGATACCGGAGATCATTTGCTAAGTATAAAAGTTAAAATTCCAAATAGCATTAGCGACGACCACCGCGCAGCTCTTGAGTCAATAAGGGACGCCCAAGATGATCAGTAAGATTATAAAGGGAATTGTGATATATGCAGCTGCAGTGCTAGTTTCAACTACTATCACTATTATAGCCCTAGTTAACTCCGAGCATATTAAGTTCGAGGACATGGATGATATTAGGTCCGCCGTAACTACGGTTGTATCCGTAAATGAGTCGTCAGGTGTAGTTGTATACTCTGACAGCACCATGTCACTTATACTAACGGCTAAACATGCTTTAAATAGTGACGGCAACGTTGTAATAGTTTCAGAAGAAACAGTTGACGGATCGGTTATTTCTGATATATATGTTGTTAATGAGCTATCTCTATCTACCGAGGGCGACCTTGCCATGGTTAAGGTAGCTACCGAAAGGATTATTCCGCATGCACTAGTTGCAGCTGCAATACAGGATCCTAAACTTGCAGACGAGATATTTGTAATAGGCAATCCTAATAAAAACTTTAGATCTATAAAGAGAGGGATAGTAAGTTCTAAGAATAGATTTTCTTCCGAAAATAAAGTAATTTGGGAAGTGGATGCTGGAGTTATATTCGGAACCTCGGGTGGCGGCGCTTTCAGTAGGTTTGGTAAACTATTTGGCATTGTTATAGAGGTTGACGCACTTCGTTTTGGCTGCACCGACCCCGCAGAGGATCCCAGGGGCACCGCCACTACGGATTGCATGATCAACTACCTCCCATTTATAGGATATGTCGAGACCCCATCCTCAATAAGGGAATTTTTGCTTAAATCAAAATATAAAGATTATTTTGATTATTTAAGACCAGGAGTTAATTAAGATGAGTAAGTCAGGAATGGATAAGATTTGGGCACAGTTAAAGTCCAAACACGGAGATGAAGGTATTACGGACGGAAATGAAATAGAGCCTGTTGATTTTGCTAATTCGATACCAACAGGTAGTGCGAGTTTAGATGACGCCCTCGGGACCTGGGGCCTGCCGAGAGGCTATGTTGTGCAATATGCAGGGTTCGAGTCATCGGGCAAGACTCTCATGGCATTAACTGCAATAGCAGAATGGCAAAAGAAAAATCCTGATAATTGGGCAATGTTTGTAGATGCTGAGTATACGTATGATGCGGCTTGGGCCGAAGCATTAGGTGTAGATGTCGATCGACTTATGGTATATAAGGAAAATGTAGGTACAAAGATATTCGATAGAATAGTTGGTATACCAGCTAAGAGAAATAAGCATAGTGATGAGCTTAAGAAAGCTAAGCCTGGAATTTTAGATATGGAGATAGAGCTTGGCGGAACCGGACTAGGGCTAATAGTTGTCGATAGTGTCGCGGCAATACAGCCACCGCAAGAGGAGACTAGCAGGTCCGGGAAGGATAATATTGCGCTATTAGCAAGATTCTTGCCACCCGTTTTAAGAAAACTCACCCCAATGCTGGCTCGGGCGAACGTAACCCTGATAATGATAAATCAGCTAAGGTTTCGCCCAGATGTAATGTATGGCGATCCTACGATGGCACCCGGAGGCACCGCGCTCAAATTTGCTTGCGCTCAGATGATTAACTTTGGTGTTATTGGCGGAAAGGACTCTGGCATATTTGATGCAGATGACAAGGACGTTAAGATAGGGCACCATGTCCGCGCCAAGGTTAGTAAGAATAAAAAGGCACCTCCTCATAGAAAGGCAGAGTTTGCTATAGAGTACTCGAAAGGCGTTGTTCAGAGAAGCGTAGAGCTGAGAGATTTGTCAGCAAGATATGGCATTATTCAGAGACCAAATAATACAATATGGATTTTTGATGGCGAGAAGTATAAGGGTAAGGGCGCAATGGCCGCCGCCTTGCAGGATGATGATTTGCAGAAAGAGTTGATTGATAGAATTATTGACGCCAAGTCTGCTGGCAAAAAACAAGTAAAAGTAAAAGATGAAGGAGATGATGAAGTATGCTAATTCAATGTAACAATAAGGGTTGTATGACGCTAACAGAGGCCCTATATGATGATGCAAATAAGCATGTACTATGTGTAGATTGCGGAAGTGTAATAGCTGGCGTGACGGTACCCATGATGCGTGCCCTTAAAGGTGCCGGCCAGATTGTGCGCACAACTCACAAGGAGATGTTTGATAGACTAAACGTAGGGTCCATAGCTCCGCCAGCGGAAACTGAGCCTAAGGTTGCCGAAAAGAAATCTAAGGCTACTAAGAAGAAAGTATCTAAGAAGACTACAAAGAAGAAAACTACTAAAAAGAAAGCATAGCTATAAAATATGACAGACCAGTTTTATGATAGATTATCAAATGCCTGCCACGAGTTACTATTAGGTAATGAAGATTTACTAGAGTACCTGAATAAAGATCGCGGCATTAGTGTAGAGACAATCCGTAAATACAAAATAGGATCGTTCCCGGGCGATCTGCGAATACTATTTAAGTACATAGATCCGCAGGAGTTGAGGGAGAATTCTATTATATGGAATGCGGAGCGAAGTGCATTTAAGTTATACCCTATTGTTATACCAATTAACGATGTCAGTGGCAAATCTGTAGCCATTGGGTGCAGAACTCTACTTAGTGATGAGAAGAGGGATAGACTAGGTATACCAAAATACAGAAATAGCGAATATCATAAGACGTCGTATTTATTTGGGCTGGACAAGGCAATTAAGTCAATAAGGGAAAATAATTGCGCATATGTGGTTGAAGGCTATTTTGATCAGATAACCGCAAGCCAGCACGGAATAGATAATGTTGTAGCCACATGCGGAACCCTATTTTCAATAAGACAGTATATGATGCTATCAAGATACACGGACAATATTAAGCTACTATTCGATAATGATGAACCGGGAAGGGAGAGTTCGAAAAGAGTAAATAAGAGATTAGAGAAGTTTGATAAGGCAGTAGATTGCCTATTTACGCCAGATGGTTTTAATGATTTGGATGAATATTTGCTAAGCGGAGGCGATTTTAGTTTAATTCGGTAGAAGTTAGTAATTTATGGAGGAATAGTAGATGCGTAAAAACTTTACCTGTAGTAGTTCAGGCGATCAGGATATGACAGCCCACAGCTTTATAGAGATAAGTATAGACCCAAGTTTATTAAACAATTTCGCAAATGAGGATGGTATGACAGCATTCTTCTCAACATGTGGATCGACAGAGGAGTTTGCAGAGCTTAAGATTGAATTATTTCAGGAGGTCATGCGTATAGTGGATGAGTGCCTAACTGATAAGCAAAAAGAGGTTATGAAAATGACCTATATCGGAGGTAAAACTCAAAACGAGATATCTATAGAGCTTGGTAAACACCAAACTGCCATACATAAAACATTACATGGAAATATAGATTACAATAATCAAAAGAAGAGATATGGTGGCGCAATAAAGAAGATTAAAAAACTTTGCGCTACAAATGAGAAGATAAAGGGAATATTATTAAGAATGAGAAAGCTGTCTGCGGATGCTACTGCGGACATCGAAAACCAATTATAGTTAGGATACGGATTTTATGGATGTTATTTTAGTAAACGAAAGTGGTGTTAATGTAGGCAAGGTTACCATCGAAGAGGCGCAGCACCAAGCTGAGCTGGTGGGTAAAGACTTGGTTATGGTAAATGAGGAAAATCGGGTATATAAGATAGCCGACGCCGGAAAACTCAGATATGAGCAGAAGCAGAGGGATCGGGAGAAGAGATCTAAGCAAAAAGCCCAAAAGAGAACACACAAGGTGAAAGAGATAAGACTATCTCCTGGAATTGGCGACCATGATCTTGAGGTTAAGGTCAGGCATATAAGAGACTTCCTAAGTAAGGGGCTTAAGACCAAGGTAACTATGAGATTTAAAGGTCGACACAGGAGAAATTTGGATATATTTCAGGCCGCTGGTAGGGGAAGAATTGAGGAAGTGGTTGACCTAATGCTATCAGAGGATATTGCCAAGGTAGATGGTGGTATAAAGTGCGAAGGGTTGAATCTATCAGTATTCTTAGTCCCTAGTCATAAATAGAATAATATATAGCAAAGTCCGCCAGGTTAACCTCGGATAATTGTCATAAAATCAAATCCCTGGCCGCCATCATTGTCTTTTCAGTGATGTGCGGCCTATTTTCGTATTATTTCTATTAATATTTGTTTTAATATTGTAAGTTGAGGTTTGTTCTGCGAACGCTTACGATATTAAAAAAGGAGCCCAAAAAATGGATACTTTAGATTGGACAGAGCTAAGCGGAGTTGTAGACCCGGATTTGAGAAAGATATCTTACGAGCAAAATAAGCATCTCTTTACGAAGGTTGCATTTGATGTATTTCAGCTAAATAGCTCTCCGGTAGATTCGCTGTGGATCCTAGAAGATGATGACGACGGCGCCCAGTTTTTGGTAGCTAGGTATGAAGACGAAGATGCCGATTCCGGCCTGAAGGCGGAGAGTTCCTGGGCAGCACTTGCCGATAAAGAGGCTGCGAATGTAACGCTATTCTATAAAGATTCCCCAATCCAAAGATTTGCATCAACTGAATTTGGTTTTACCAAAGATGACGTTGGTGTATTTAAAAAGTCGCTTATAGAAAAATTAAGTTCAGATAAGACATTTAGGGATAAATTTCTCAGCTCATTGCCTACAGCAAAGAGGGATGCACTGTTGCAGCAATTCTCAGAGCTGGCAGAATAATAATACGGAGTAAAAAATGACCAATAATCAACTAGATATGAGCTTCCTTGGCGGCCTAGCAGAAAGAGCGCAGCATGAGGCCACGCACGGACAGGAGTTTATGTTAAGTGATGTCCACAACCAATCACGCCAGGCATACGGCAAGTTCCCGGAGGACCCGGTTATACGCCAATTTGCTTTTGTTATAGAGAGGATGGCCGAAAAGGCATCTCCGTCATCCCTAATTAGCCAAAGGGATATGAGCGATATATATAATAACTTCGCTCGGGCCCAGCAGGACTCTAAATTTAGAGTAGTTCTTGGACACTTTATTGGTGCTGAGGTGGTCAATGTCGTAACAGATAATGACTACGTAAAAATGAACAGAACAGATGCGGATAGGTCTGGGATTACAAATACTGACCTCGTAGATGAGAATCTGGTAAATATCCTGTCGGCAGCGCTGGGTGATGAGTCTCAGGCATTTAAGTCATTTGATACAGCCGCAGCTAATCTTGGAATTAAATACGTAGAGGCAGAGCTTACATCATTAGGTTTAAACTCCGCATCAGTAGCCGTTTTAGGCGGCAATCAGGATACCCTGGTATACTCTGCCAAGTTCGATTCCGAAAAGGGACAAGTTACTGTAGCTATACCGATAGATATTTCTGGCGGAAAGTTACTATTACCTAGTACATTTATTGCAGACGATAAGATTGCGGAGCTAACTGCAACAAATATTGGATATTTTATTGACAAAAAGGCATTTATTGGTGATCTTACTACGCCAGACGTAAATGAGGTGCTCAAAGCTGTTGGAATTATATCAGGCAATAAGTCAACAGTTGCAGATGCAAGCTTTAATGATCAAGTAGGTGACCTATTTTCGTCATCAGAGGGCGACATTGCACTAAGTACAGCTAATTTATTCACTAACCGCGAATATGAGGATCCAAAGACATACATAGATACAACTGAGATTGTAGAAATGCCTAAGGAATTGGCACATCTATCGGCGGATTTCGAAAATAGTGTGCTTGAAGCAGTTAGCTCATACGGCCGAGATGCGGTAGATACTGGAAAGAGGCTACTTGCGATGGAGCTAGACACATTCGGATTTGCAAATACGCAGGTTAGGTATGGCTCGGAGGACGATATGGCTATTACATATATCGCACGAGTAAATACTCCCCGAGGCCCTGTTGAGATTACGGTACCAATAGAGATGCATGAGGTGTCCGAGGGTAAGTTCTTGCCACTAGCCCCAGCTAAGTTTGCGCATGTATCCGGAGAATCGGAGTTCAGCTCTGACTCGCTACATTCGTTTGCGCTTGGCGTATCAGCAGCAGCGCCTGTGTCGGATAATGCATTTGGATTCATGACACTTCCCGACTTAAAGGGCGGAGTTTTGCAGGCAATTGAGAGAGGAGATTATCACATGTGTGAATCAATTCTTAACCATATTTCTAGTAGATTCGATGAATCTGATTACAACAACGCACTTGCTGATTATCAGAATGCACTCATTATTAATGCGCAGAGAGGCTCTGAGCTTAAGCGAACCGCATCACTAACTAGCTCTGGATCAACAATTTCAGCAGGAAAGGGTAGCATTTACCCTCGCGCACCGAATGGTAGATTGCTAAAAGACGTAGAGTACCGAGATAATCAGTTCTCCACACAACGTGCACTTGAGAGTAGAGAGTTAAATCCACTCGAAGAAGGCGGCGCAGCCATAAGCACAAGTAAAATAATCTTGACATAATTTTGGAGCATCTTCATGAATATAGAAAAGTTAATTAGTTTAGCGGATTTGCTTGATAAAAGTGGTGAGAAAGTTGCATCAGATCAGGTTGACCTAATATTGTCAGATTTGTCTACAAAAGATCTTAGCGAGATGAAGGATAGTGTAGATAAGATAAATGAAGATCTAAAGACCGCACTTGATTGCATAAACCCTCCTGAGCAAGATCTGGACAGGAAGCTGGCAATTGACGCAATTATGTTTGGCAAGTTAGCGAATATTGCAGATAGGCTAGATCTCCTTGGCGCGTCTTCGGAAGCAAATATGATCGATGTATTTATTCAGAAGAATGCTAAAACTGACACTTTTGATGATGTTATTGAGAGGAAAGATGGCAAGGATAAGCAAGAATATGATGCCGACTACCATCACTCATTGTTAATTCGCGAGCCAAAGAGAGAGCAGGAGCGCCTAGACCTTGAGGGAACTGATAAACACCACGTAAAGACATATAGACCAGAAGAGTCTAATAAAAAAGAAGCAGCTATGTCAAGCAGATATAGCCCAGACATGATAGGCGTCCAGTTGGCACGCATAGGTGATGACTTATGGCAATGCCCTGTTACCGGAAAGATATACGATACAGCTACAGGGTTTACTGATATGAGCGGCAAATTCCACCCAGGAGGCTCTATTGCGGACCAGACACCACAAAGCACAGATCAGGAAATACCGCATAGAGTCTTTGATAGCAGAGAAACTATTATAAATAGGATAAACTAATAATGGACGTATCTGATCTATATAAAATATCAAACAAGCTTTTGGCCGCAGGACTTTCTGAAGATGCGACAGAGCTAGATGGTATTATATCATTAGCGACGTCACTGTACGACTATAATAATGAGATATATATATCTGAATTAATGAAAGCTCTGGACGTTTCCGGCAAGGAATTGCACACAAAGGATGATATATTGAGCGCAATGAATCAGGTTGCGTCGGCGCTGTTTGATAAGCAGGACCGCACTATGACAGAGGTTAGAAGCTCGGCTTACAATATAGCTACCGGTATTCTCAATCTCATGGCCGACATTGAAAAGTTGAAGATTAAAGTATCTCAAAACCCCAATAATGAGCTGCTTAAGAGACAATATAATGCAGATGTGACTAAATTAGCAGCAGCTATGGCAGCGTTTAGAAAGATGGACGGGGACCTACCAGGTGCTCCGAACCCCGCCGACGCCACCGCAGTAAGAGAGATGCTGGGCGACAATCTGGATAAGGCTCAGGCCCTCCTCTCTGCCTCACTGGCGGATAAATATTCGGGCCGAGACTATAAGAGTGAAATAATAGCTAATATTAGAGAAACGGTATCATCTAACGTAGATATTAATAAATACATATCATTATTAAATGAAAGTTTAAATGACAGAAGGCAGGAATTAACCGAGTCGGCAGGGATGGATATTTCGACAAATGATTTCCGAAATGATTCGACAGCTGCCGACCTATTCTCCGCACTAACAAGTAAGCACTCAGAACTAAGCACCATAAAGGATATGGCAATAAAACATATGGAAAGTTTGTCCGAAATATCTGCCATCGATCCCGCTTCCGCAAAGGAGATAGTTAAAAATCTTGGAAAAGAGTTTCACGTCATAAATGACCTCGCGAGAAGAGATAGAGATCTTGAGAGATCAAGGTAGTAGTTCGTAACGATGTCGAAGAAGATACTAAAGCACCAAGACAAAGAGGAGATAATTAGACTCCTAACCGACGGCGAATCGGTAAGAGATGTTGAGAAGCATCTTAAGGATAAGTACCCAGATGACAAAGGCAAGCATGTAAGCTTCGTTACGCTACAGAGTTTTCGAAAGCAGCACCTAAATTTAGAGGGCAAGGTGTTGAGGGACATTCAGGAGGCCACGTCTATAGATAAGCAGAAAGTTGAGCTTATGGTACAGCAGAGACAGATAGAGTCGTCCGATGCATATAAGAATAAGATAAATGCAATAGCCTCAGACCACTTAGATGTGCAGACGCAGATAATTCAGCTCAATGCTGTTGTAGAGAATAGGATTGAGTATTGGTACAATATGATCGCGTCCGGAGAGGAGCTTCCGGCGAAGGCAGATAATGAGCTTCGAAAGTATGTAGATCAGCAAATAAATATACTTCACCAGTATAAAAAGATGGTTGAGGGAATGGCCGATAAGACGGTTGATCACAACATAAATGTTACAGTGATGAATGACCAAATAGGTGTGATCAGGGATGTTATTAAGGAAACGATAGCAGAGCTTGGGACAGAGAAGGCCATGATATTCATGGATAGGCTAAATAAGCGCCTCAGCCAGACAACATATAGGCCGGAAAACTTACGTACAGAGAGTGTTGATATTAGAGAGTTGCAAGCTATGGATGCTGAAATACTTGGTGATGATAATGTCTAGACAGAATGTGCAAGAAGCACGAGATGGTGGTCTAATAAACGACTACCTTGCTGATAGGATTTCCTCTGCACTAGAGTTCGGCATGTCAGACGAACTAGCTGCTGAAGCAATAGATGACGCTCGCGACGCATTTTCGTGCGGCGTAGAATCGGAAGATGACTATAATGTTTACTTTATGGTTAAAAATGTAGCCCCATCTATCGCCGCAGATACGTTTAGTATAGCAAGAAATGACTTCGACACCAACGGATTTTGCGCATACATAGTAGAGTCTAAAGAGAAGCCGACCTTAACAGACCTAAGGTTACTGATGCATAAGTGGCTATGTACCAGCATAAGCAAGGTTGCCTACCCTAATGTCGGCGGCATACACGAAGAGAGGGAAGAGTACGATTTAGATAAGTGGGTAGCATCTGCTAGAGAGATGTATAGCAAGATAAGGTCTTCGAAGAAAATTGATCATGCCGATGCCTTATCATTAATCACCGCAGACTGGGACATCGACGAAAGGTACAAGTTTGAAGTATGGTTGAGATATTACGAGTCAGCAACTCCGGAGAAATATAACGTGAAAATTTCTAAATTAGAAAATGATATTATAAAAGAGGCACTAATTCCGGAATCATGGGTTAATGACCCAAATAGAAGCAATTCAGTTAACCCATCCGTAACTCCGCTAGAGGCCCCTCATGAGAGCGATATTCAGAGAGAAAAGCGAGTAAAGAAGGAAAGGCTTGATAATGCAAATTTATTTAAGAAGAAATTAAAATCCAGAATAAGATCCATAATGCGACTGCTTGAGAGGTATAATGATTTACTTCCGCATCAGAACTTGGACAGCGTTCACGACGAAATGTATGCCTTAGATAAAAGCATAAGTAAGCTAAATGTGTACGCCACAATGAAGGACACCGTTGCTCGCTCAGCCAACATAATTAGGCGATTTGGGTTCCCCGAAGGCGCGGACATGCTAGAGAAATACGCCGACGGCGAGACAATACAGCTACCCGAGGCCGGAGATCCTGCACCAAACTTGCCAGATGGAAGTAGACCGAAAATAACTACGCAACAGATTATATCAAGACTTGAGGCCATAAGTAGGGATCTTAGGAATAGGGACTTGGTGCGCGAGCTTGCTAGTGTAGATATATTATTAAATGAACTAGGTATAGCTAGTTTCTTCCCAGACCTTGCATCTGCGCAGTCTAAGCTTATAGAGTCATTTAGTTATGCAAGTAACAAGATAGAAGCGACAGTATCTAGTCTCAGAGGATCTGGCGGATCAGCTGGTGCTCAATTAAGCATGAATGCACCACCACCAGCAGCGGCAGCAACTCCACCAGCCCCGCTAGTGCCCGAGAAGAAGGTTAATTTACCAACCGCGCCGAAGGAAGATAAGGTAGATATTCCAATTCCACAACCAATAGATAATAAAATGGACCCATCGTCTGTCCTAAATAAGCCAGTAAGTAAGATGCAGAATCAGTTACCAAAGGGATAGTTTTAAATGCGTACAGAGGATCTTTTACTAGAGATACAGTCAATCGCAGCTGAAAATGGAATTGATACACCATATCTTGTTGGAGGGGTTCCGAGGGATAGGGTTTTAGATAAGACACTGGACATTGTCGATATAAAAGATATTGACATAACAACAGGCACAGAGTCGGCGAATAAATTGTCAGAAATCCTAGGCAAGAAGTGGCCGAATAGTAATTACAGAACTTACGACGATGGTCACTCATCGTTATATGTAAATGGAGTGCACATAGATTTTTCTAGCAACTTTATAGCGCCAGGTGTGGAAGATGAGATGGTTAGGTTAGGAGTTCAGGAAATAACTACGGTAAAGAAAGAGATATATAGCAGAGACTTTACGATAAACACTCTGCTAGAGACTTTAGATTTTAATAATATATATGATATTACTGGCGAAGCAGCAAATGATCTAGCCGCTGGATTAATAAAGTGCCCAATTAATCCCAAGATAACTATCGGGGTAGATCCTAGAAGGATACTTCGGGCAATTAAGTTTTCAGTAAAATACGGATTCGAGATAGAAAGTAACTTGCGTGCAGCTATGTTGGAGAATAAAGATAATATACAGAATTTGCCCAAGAAGTTTGTGCAGAATAAAATGAACGAGATAGTTATGCTAGACGACGATAAGGGAATAGAGATGCTGGTTGAGTTCAAGCTATTACCGCTAGTGCCTCTAACTAAGACAATATCTGATATGTTAGTCCAAAAAAGAATGTTATCGAGGGCACTATGAAAACACAGGCTACGCTAGTCATTCGACAAACACTCGACGTCAAAAGCGATGAAATTAAAGAATTGGTTATAAAAGCAGCCGCACAAATCAGAGCACTAATGGTCACAACCCGCTTAGATATGAATCATAAGTTAGTTCAATTTGATCAAATATCTTTAAAGTTAAATAAAGATATTGATAAAAAAATGCAAGAAATTCAACGATCAATGCCTACACGACAGGCATCTAATGCACCTGCAGCGGCAACTATAGATGGGATTATGAGTTGGATTAACAGCGATCGAAAGTGCGCAAGAGGCTTATCATCTAGATCATCAGCTCCGGCATTTTGGCGCAAAAACTTAGACTATAGTTTCGATACAGAGGAAGATGAGGATACGTGCGAAGAAGATGAAGACTAAGAGAACTGTAAAGTTAGCTATAATTAGAGGACCAGGTGTTCGCAAGTGCCCATTCGGTTTGCCAATAATGGATGCATGCAAGAATGCCGGCAGCTCTATAGATAGGATGGCACCACTAGACGCCGCAGAAAACGATGAAGATGAAGAGGCAAGCATATCTAAAGGAAACCGCCTAGTTTATGTATATTACAAAACAGGCGAAGATTGCATGTATGCGGATAAGGTTATAGAAGATTTCGGTAAAGTAGATTGTGATTATGGAGATACAGGTCAGGGCGAGAAGTCCGTACCACTAAGAGGAAGTCCACTATATCCGTCTACATTTCACGGTATAGGTTATGACGGGATGTATGGTTACCCGCTAGGATTCTATGGTGATAATAACGAGAGCAGAAACTTATTTTTCGGCCTATTTAGTATGCTCGGCCACCACTCGGTAGATGACATGATTAAGTTAGCTAACGAGTTTGATGAATCTAATGAAGATAGTAAGGCAAATATATTAGATAATTTGCTAGGAAAGTTAGAAGGAATGAGAGAGAAGTCTCCGGAAGAGTTTGCTTCATTAGAGAAGCACCTCGCAGAGATTAGAAATAAATTCGACAGCACCAGAGTTGATAACGGAATAATGTTTCAACTAATGAAATCTTGGTTTGGTCCAAGACAAGTAAATTATTAAAAAGTAATCCGGAGGATCTACAGGATGCCAAATTTATACGCAGATGACATATTCGAGCTACATGAGGATGACGATCTCCATGCTGAGAGAGGTATGTATTTCGGAGACGACTTGCTCATCGAAGAGGATGACATGGACGATGAGACCATGTTCGTTACCGAAGATGATAACGAAATCGAAATGGGAGCTGGCAATAAACTACCAGGATCTAATTTTATTTGGGAAGAGGAGCCGGAAGAGCCGGTTCAGGACGCAAGAGATTCTGACTGGAAGAATGACAAGGACCCCTCAAAGTTTATTACATATTTGCGAGATAAATTAAGTAGCGTGCCAAAGCACAGCGGAAATACGGTGCCTGGGTGTGAGAGAGCAGTAGCGTTTATGAAGGGCCTCGGCGGAGAAATTAGTCAAGCTATGCGATCAGACTATGAGGGCAAGATAGATGAGTCTGAGATAGATTCATACAGAAAGCAAATCGAAGAAGGTATTGATCGACTTGAAGGTCAGATCAAAAAACTACGCGGCAAAAGAGCATCGGACACAAATATCAGATTAGTATCTAACGGTGACTGCAATAAGTGTGAAGCAACAACTCCAATGTGGCACAATATAGCCGAGGATAAGATGGTATGTCTTAGCTGCGAAGGAGAAGAGGCCGCTGCAAATTCAGATGCCATAACTAAAGAGGCCGGATTGCCAGTTATAAATGTATTCATAACACCTTTCGAGCGAGCTATTGTGGGCACTATAATTAATTCAAAGGTGTCAGCTGGAAAAAATATAGAAGAGACCTACATGCATATGAAGAATAAGTACAACTTCACACCACGCGAAGAGCTAGGTATTCAGCAGCTTATTATGGATTACGGATACCCATTCAACAAGGATCGTGGCCGATTGAATGAGAAATCAGATCCAGCCGCAAATGATGGTATCGAGTGGCCAGCACAATATCATGCATAGTTATAATAACATTATCACATAAAAGCAAGGAGATCCGTGATGGACATCAGCGTACCAGAAGAGTTATTGGAAATAATTGAGAAATTAATTATACATAGCGATAAGGATGAAGAGATGGAATACGAGGATACACGGGAGAGATTATATATTTATGACTATATTGATGATTCGCCCTACACTAGCGATGATGATAGTGACGAAAAAGACGAGAACTGGAAAGTAGAAATTCAACTGTGAGGTAATTCCAAATGCGTATATCTAGAAGCGATGTTTTCGTAAGAAGCGAGAGCGGAGGTGAGTGGATGGAAGACTTCCTATATCACTTTTCTAAAAACAAAGAATCTAAAATGACGACTCAAGATATAATGTCAGCAATAGATGGAATTAAACCAAATACGGTATCTGCCGTTGTAGATAATTACCGAGAGATGGTAGGGCTGGATAAGATATCGGAGACCGAGTCGGACACTATTGTGGTCAAGGCATCCCGTAATCCGACTAGATCATTATCTTGCCGTGTTGCAAAAGAGTCTATAGAAGAGGAAACTGCACCAATTATCCTGATAATGAAAGATCATCCAGAGGTTGAGAAGGATATAGATAGCCTTTGCAGGCACAGCGGCGGAAATAAAAGTACATCAGCTATTATACATTACCTAAGAAATATGCTCGGGCCAGATACGGTAAGCTTCACGGACGACAGCATAGTTGATTATGTAAATGATGTACGCAGTAAATATCAATCAGACGAGGATGATGCAGCCGACGAACTAGATGTGGGGCTTATAGGTACAGAGCCACCGCCAGATGGTGATAGCGATACTGCAGAGTATTTCTCTAACGGAGATAAGTGATAGAAAATGCGCTCAAAGGCTAGCTCTAAATCTGCAGAGGAAGTGTTATTTGAGGACATAAAGAGAGAAGTTCTTAAATTTGACCCAGTATCCTTTTGCGAACACTATCTTAAAGTGGACGGAGACACTCCGCTAAAGCTAAATGACTCTGGGTGGAAGTTCTTGGCAGATA